CGTAATCGATTACGTCGCTTGTAGCTCTGATGTACTCGGCTGAACTGCTGAGATAGTCGTATAAAGCCTTAGCACGAAGCAAACACTCGCTGTCAGTGTGCAACTCCTCATCTGTTTCAGCCAATTCCCGAGAGCCATTTCCATAAGTGGCGCTCCAACGTGCACTGTTGAAGAACAAGTTGTCAACCCAGAAGCTGCCTGTTCCTGTTCCGCTAAAGTTGACAATCCAGTGAACTTCATTGATGACCTCCCAATTGAAGCCAGCTTCTACCCAGTCCCATTCGTTCTCGTATTTCTTGCCCACATTGAATTTCTGAAGGTACCACTTGTCGGCTGCGATGTCAAATGTTCGATTTGCAAATTTTCCAGCATTGTCTTTTAGCAAAACTTGACAAATTGAGCTGAAGGATGATTCACGTCGAATTTGAAACTGAAGCGTTGGATGGGTTTTGCAGTTTGGTTGCCAGCCGCCTGGCAGGATTAAGATTAAGCGCCCATAATAGTCAGGTGTGCTCGTGGTGTGCTTGATAGAGTACGAACCCACTGCTTTTGTGGTGCCATCTAAAGAAACGCTTCCTGTGCCTGTGCCGCTGACCCAATCGTTTATCGTGTCATTGTTGATGTCGAGGGTTTCTGTCCAAGAGTCTCCGTTGCTTGGATACTTCTTTTCAGCCGCACCGAAAACAAAGATTTTATCGCGCTTGCGGAAGATGCTCTTTCGGTATTCGCTGACCTCAAGGCGTTCAGAAAGGCTGACAGCTGAAGTTTTGCTGTTTCTTGGGAAAAACTCGAATTTGCCGTCTGGTGCTACTCTAAAGTCGAAGCCGATTACTCCAGCTTTGTCAGCAGTCTTTGCAATGTATTGCAGAATGTCGAAGACAGGTGTGTTTTCGTATTCCAGCTTGGTGTAAGTTGTGTCAGTGTTCTCTATCAGCTCGGTTGTGTCTCTTACGTGGCTTAGACCCACAAAATAGTCTATCAAGTCTTTGACGATAGCCTCGCCTTTCTGATTTTCATAGGTTTTGGTTACGAGTCTGCGGAAGAGGCGTTCTCCCAAACAGCGTCCCAGAACACGCAGATAATTTTCCTGCGAATTTGACAAAGCCTTGATTTCTTCAACTGTGATTGTTGCGATTAACGGTTTGTTTGCTCCTCTCCCGATGTATATGCTGCCATCATCGCCTACATTGATGGGATAGGTTCCGCCTGGACTATACTTCTTATTGAAATTCTGAAGTAAGCAGTCAAAGCTGGAAACTTCGTCGGTTACGCCCAAATGAACCCTAAGCTCAACCACATCGCTTTGAGGAGGCGTTACAGACCCAAAAACAACAGCGCAAACAGGTAAGGCTACACTCATTAGTATTCTACTCCTCTGCGATAGTACTCTTCTTCGCCTGCTCGCCTAATCGACCGTGTTGGAGCCCTCGCTAACTCTGCATTGTATTCAGCTTGGGCAGAGGCTGCGTCTCGAGTCGTGCTTGCCAACCAAGCCATATACGCCGCTGTAGCAACAATCAAGCCAACACCGAGGGTGAGTAAAGCGATTTTCATGGCTAAGGCTGCATTCAGACCCCAAGTGGCGATGGTGGCAGCAATTTTGGCTTTAATCAACGCCCATAGGCTTGTCTGATGCGCAACCGTAGCGCCTGTCAAGGTTGTTTGAATAGTCGTGCCCGCACCCATCGAGGCGTTGTGAGCTGTCTGAGCAGCTGTTGTAGCTGCCAGAATTGCTTTGAGAGAGGTGAAGAGGTGGATTGTTGCCATGACCCCGCTAACAGTTCTTCCAACTTGAGAGTCAAACAAACCAAATGCGGTGCCCATGTGCAGGACATCATGGATAATGGACCGGAAGGCATAGCTCGCTCTGTTCTCAGCCCGAATCATAACGCTGATTTCATGAAACGACATTTAGCCAGAAGCCTCCCTTATCACGTTTCGTATCGCTCGATTGACATGTTGCACCAGCCCAAGCATGCCCAGTTCTAAGGCTCGACTGAGGTAGCGTCTGGCTTGCATGAAGCGGGTTCCGAACTCTACGAAGATGGCGTATGGTGCTCTCGCTCCCAGCTTAAACGCCCATTCTCCAATTCTTTGTGCAAAAATTGTGCTTGCCAAGTAGCCAGTGCGCTTAGGCGCTAAATGTTGAGCCCTTGTCTGCATCGCTTGAACTTCAAAGTCTAAAGCCTCATCGACATATTGGCACATGCCCTGGTCTAAATGGTCCAGCTTGTGCCTCAACTCTGGGATACCGAGTACATCTATTTGCATTTCAACCGACACGATGATGCGCCCTCCCGCTTGGCTTTAGATACTTCCTCCTCTGTTTGGCGGTCAACCTCGCTTAGAATCACGATGAAGGTCTCGATGTCCTTGGCTGACTCTCTTCGGATTTCACTGGGCAGTTTGCCGAACTCTTTGCTGAGTCTAAACTCTGTGAGTGCTGGATGTGGTTTACCTCGGCGGATTGCTCTGATAAAAAACGCTGCTCGTCAAGTGTTATACCGCACAGTTTGTTCGCTATTTTGGAGAGTAATTCGCCTAACTCAATGGGAATGCCTTCTTCTTCGCCAAGCAGCTTCTCGAGTGTGATCGGCTTTTTTACTGGTTGTTCTTTGAGAGAAGCCCATATGGTCTCTGCTTGAATGGCTACGAAGTCGCTGCTTACGACTTGTCCAGTTATTGGGTGATATTTGGTGTGTTTTTGGATAATGCGGCTACGCTTAGCCCATGTTATCTCTTGAAAAACGTAGCGTCCAGCATATTGTTCTCCGAATCGGCTGTCTATCTCAATGACTTGTTTTCGCATTTTGAATCATCTCCATGATTGTGATGCGGTTTTTGACTGCTGTGTTGATGTCTTCAAGCACTATGTTCTGCATCCATTTGGGCAGCTTCAGGACTCGTTCGCCAAGGGTTTCCCACATCTTCATCCATTTTCTGCGCATGTGGGCCTCCCGACCGAAGCTTTCCAAGACCTCAACTTTAACAGCCAACTTTAACCATCCTCAGCTGATGACAACGTCACGGGCAACAAATGGCGCCTTTAGAGAGACCAAGTCCTCAATCTTTGTCGGAGAGCCGACCTTCTCCCACTTGCAATATTTGAAAAGAGCGCTGTTGGCTCCACCTAAGCCGAATTTGAGACTAAACTCGCTGTCGTTGATAACGTCGTCATATTCCTGCTTGCTCTCAAACTCAAAAGTCACTTCACCCGTCAAGACTCGATGGCGCTCTTGAAGATACTTTAGCAGATATCCGCTTGTGCTGCGAATAACAGGCACTCTTTTGAAGTTGTTCTCGATTGTAAATTTCCAGTCGGTGACTCTTTCAACAGCAGTTAAGCCTGTGCCGTCTCCTGCTCCTCTTTGCACATAGCTTTCATGGTAAGGAACTGCACCCGAATAGTCGGCGTATGTAGCTCCGCTGATTTTGGTTGTTCCAACAGCCAAGTCTTGACCGATTAGCTCAGCCGTGGCCTTGACAACGTCTTCAATTGAGCATTCAACCGTTACTTTGTCCATTCTGCAGCCTTTGTGCAGTAAGTCTATGATGCCGCTTGTTTTCTCGTAGAAAACCTCGATGCTCAATGAGTTCAGAGTCTGTATGTGCTGTAGAAAGTTGATGGGTGCATCGCTCGGAAGAGCATACGCAACCTTCAGACCTATTTGTCTCAGGCCCTTGCGAATAGTCTGCAGATCTCTTGAGCCAATGCCTCTAACCTTGATTAATCCCGGGTCTAAGGCAGGTTCAACATTTTCCGCTGTGGCAATTCCAAGCATGCTTGGGTTTGCCGGTGTTACACCATAGGTTGATTCTTGCACGTAGTAGATTTTGGCTTCATGCGCTCCATAGACGCTCATTTTCCATTTTCACCTCTCATGTTGCGTAGACGTTTTCAAACAACCATGACTTCACGGTGAACTCGGTTCGCCAAATGAACGGCTTAACATTCACTTGGTCCTCGTCACGATAAGAAACAATATCGCAGTATGTTATGCCCTCAACCGTGACAACGCATTCAGCATAGTCACAATACAAGATGGCTGCGGTT